AACTGCCTCGGGGAGCGTGTTTGCAGCTTACGACGTGACCGATCTGTACGGATCGGGTTACGCTGGATATGCCGCGATCTCAACTTCTGCGATACCTACATCAGATGACGTCTATCGCAGTGCCGGAGGCAGTTCGGAGTTGTGGAATACGACCTGGACAGCTTCGCAGGTGAACGCAAGCACTTTCGGTTGTTGGATAGCAGCGAAAAATGGATTTGCCACCGCCAATAACGTCATTTCGGCCGACCACATCCGCGCAACAGTGTGGTGGACTGAAGCCGTGTCCGGTCAACCAGCCCGCAAACGCATGGGCGGCGTTGCCTTCGCGCACGGCGGCTACCAGCCAGGAACCGGCATCCGACGCTGGCGACATTCACAAAACGGCTTGATCCTTCCCAATCGGTCAATTGTTCAACCCGAATCACGACTAGCGAATTAGCACATGGCCGAACAAACCGCACTTCGCAACAATGCCTTGCCCTACCCGGTCTATGGCGTGCCGTTCGGACTCACCTTTCCGATCATGGATGCCGATGGCGACCCGGTCAGCGGGGCTTCTGGCCTCGACTCCGAAGTCAGCAAGAACGGCGACACCTACGCGGATTGCACCAACGAAGCCACGGAGATCGCAACTAGCAGCGGCACGTACTATCTGCTGTTGACCGCCACGGAAATGACCGCCGACGTGGTAAGCATCATCGTCAAGACATCGACGACTGGCGCGAAGACGACGATACTCACGTTGTACCCTCGCAAGCTAGTTCCCTTGCGATCTGGCACGGCTCAAGGCGGCGCGGCTGGGTATATCACTCTCGATGCTGGAGCCGGTTCTCGTAACGATATGTGGAACGGGTGCATTTGTGCCGCGACCATCGACAGCGTGCTAGAAGTGCGCATGATCGACGACTACGACGGCAGCAATCAACAGGCGAGTGTTACCCCCGACTGGAATACTGCGCCGGACTCGGATGACACGTTTGTGGTCTACCTGCCCGAGGGCTTGCTAGACCCTGACGCGCGGGAATCCATGATTCGCAAGGGCGAGAGCCTGCGCCACACCAATGACGACACCAGCGAAACCGCGGACGTGACGATCACCGACGCCCCTTAACCTTATGCCTGCTTCTCCAGACATTTTCGGACTGGCTTACGGTGGACGCGGCGGCGTGCATGAGTTGGTGTATTCGCCCACCTGGCACATTCTGGTAGGAGCCGACGATGCCGATTACGTCGAGTTCGTTGGCTCCGAATACGATGCAGGTGAAGCTCTCAACGTCGGCTACGCTGGTATCGACTTCTACGCCGGCCTCTTGAGGTTCACTGTCTCGATTCCCCAAGGCGCGACGATTACGTCCGCCGTACTCCACTACACGCAGAACGGCGACTTTGATTTCACCGGCGACACCTACACTATCGATGCCGCCGACGAAGACGATGCCGCTATGCCAACCGGCGGCGCAGTTACCTCGATGGCATGGACAACGGCCGCCGCGACTGGCGACGTGGGTGTGCATGTAACTGGCCAACGAGTGGCGACGGTGGATATTAGCGGCCCGATTCAAGAGGTCGTGAACCGCCCTGGGTTCGACGACTCGATTCTCTTGCGGGTGCGCAGCGATAGCGCGGTCAGCGGCGCAGGCTTTGGGATAGCCGCCATAGAGAACACGAGCGGGTATGCTCCGGCGAGTTTGGTGGTGACTTGGGAGGAAGTCACCACCTTCACCGCCACCGGCGCGCTGGTCGCCAGTTCGCAAACCCTCTCCGCCTCCGCGACCTTCGCCGCTGGCACCAAGACCGGTACCGCCACACTGACCGCCACCGCGCAATCACTAGCAGCTTCCGCCTCGCACACGCCGCCGACATACACTGCTTCGGCCGCGCTGGCCGCGACTAGCCAAACGCTGGCCGCATCAGCGACATTCGACGCCGGCACCTTCACCGCCGCGGCAGCACTGACAGCGACTTCGCAAACCCTGGCCGCGAGCGCGTCGCATGTTGCGCCCAGCTACACCGGTGACGCAACGCTCGCCGCGAGTTCGCAAACCTTGGCCGCTTCCGCGGCCTTTGACGATCCGGTCTATACGGCCACAGCGAACCTCACGGCCGCCGCCGCCCAGCTCGCCGCCAGCGCGACATTCACCGCGCCGGTTTACTCAAGTGAAGCCAGCTTAAGCGCCACTCAGCAAACTTTAACCGCCAGCGCGTCGCATGCTACTGCAATCTTTCAAGCTACGGCTACACTCGTGGTTACGAGCCAGTTACTTAGCGCGAGTGCTGAGTTCGATGTGCCCGTATACGCTGGGGAGGGCACACTTACTGTCAGTGCGCAAATACTAAACGTAAGCGCAACGCACATCGCGCCAACTTCAAGTGGCGAAGCGACGTTGCTGGTTGCGAGTCAAACGCTTGCAGCTAGTGGCACAGTTATCTTTGATGGGGTGGGCGCCCTAACAGTCACAGCACAAATACTTGATGCAAGCGCAAACTTCGATGCGCCAGGTGTAGCTGCACTGATTGCGGCAGCTCAGATACTCAGCGCGAGCGCAACGTTTGTTGGGCCTGTGACAATTCAAGTTCACGCTGAAGGTATAATTCTAATCGAGCAGCCTGCAGTGAACGGGTCGTCTCAAGTTAACATTTCAATGCAGCAAGCGCAACAGCGATTAGGAGGCCAGCAAGATGGGGTGTGAGCTATACGTTGGCCAAGTGAACACGCTTTTCTTGTCTGGCCTTAAGGACGAAGAAGGCTACGTAAACGACGCGACAGTTCTCATCAGTATCTATGGCATCATCGACGATGAAGCAATGGAGTACGTAGAGGACTCTGATGGCGTCTACAAGTACGTTCTTCCAGCAACCGCGGGTCTAATCGAGGACGACGATTATCTCGTTACAATGGAGGCGTCGTGGATACGCGGAGTCACACCGTATGCGGCGTCAATCGAGGAGACGTATACTGCGGTTGCTAACCTGCCTTTCTTCGGGCCGGACGTCTACGCTAACTGCCGCGCACTCTACGATGTCTTTGGTCGGTCGAATGTCAACAAGTGGGCTGACTTAGACAACGATAATGAAGACGCGACGATTCGACGTCGTAAGGCGTGGGCATTACACCGTGCATCGCGTAAGCTTGACGAGCTCCTGCAAGGTGGGCCGTACACGCTGCCGTTTGAGATGCCGTACGACAATTCAATCGTTGATGCGACTGCGCGTCTCGCAGGCGTGTTCTTATACGAGTCACGCGGCATCGAGGATTCGGAGAGTGCGCTTAACAATGTGTCTGCTCACAAAGAAGAAGTGATGCAGTGGGCTTATCGCGTTAAGCGTGGCGCGATTCGTCTTAACATGCCTGCGCATGCTCGTGCCACCTTCCCACAAGTTGTAACTGATGAGTCGTAGACTACTACATACGCAACGCGCGCTTGCTGAGCTTCGACGAATTCAAGTTCGTGGAGTCCTATTCACTAAGCGCTTAAGCATTCGCATTCGTCGCATCGCTTTACAGTCTTATGCGAGCGGGTCTTATACTCCAGAGATACGCGCGGCGATCATCAATGGGATGACGCCTACTCTACGCGACGCGATGCTTGTGACGCATTTGCTTGGTGCTTATGAAGAACGCACGCTTGCTCGTAAAGCTCAACCTGGCTTACAGCTAAGCGTGTTTGATGCTGTACTCAAGAAGTACAGCAACTTACTTGGGCTGAACCTGCGATCGCTGCAAGCGCAGTATCAAACGCAAGCTCTTCGTATCTTGCAGGATGTAAGTGACAAGACTGAGGCAGTGTTGCGTCAGTCGATCTTTGAGTTGATTGCTGAAGGCGCGACAGTAGGCGACGCGAAGAAGGTTCTCTATGCACAATTTGATAAGCTCGGCCTTACGCCCAAGAATGAGTTTCAACTGGAAACGATTTTCCGCACACAGACCCAGCTGGCATATGGAGCGGGTCGCTGGGAAGCTGATCAAGACCCTGACATCCAAGAGATCTTATGGGGATACACATATTCGGCAGTTGGTGATGATCGCACGCGCGAGACGCACTTAGCGCTTGATGGCGTGACGCTGCCGAAGGATGATCCTTTCTGGGAACGCTTCTGGCCGCCTAATGGTTGGAATTGTCGATGTCAAGTGATCCCAGTCTTTGAGCCAGAACGCGCTGTGAAACCACCGTCGCTCTTAGGTGATGGTACACCTGTGTTGCCTGACCGAGGTTTTGAGTTTAACCCAGGGCGAGTCTTTAGTACAAGAGCGCTGTAAGTCGGTATAATTATTGGTGGAGAGGTATGATGTCAAAGAACATGGTGTACAAGTTATCGACTGCTTGGGCAAAGCAACTCGATGACCCGCTTGAGTGGGAGAAAGAAGTAATCTACGAGAGTGATTACTTTGAGACTCCCGACACCGCGTTCAGCGTTGACGAAGACTTAATCATGCACTGGCATGACACAGTCACGAAGATGCTAAGTGAAGGTGTGGGCATCCCAGTTCCTTTGCGTCATACTGAGAATACCGAGGACAATCGCGGTCAAGTGTTTCGTTCACGCGTCGGCGTTAACTCCAAGGGCAAGCAAGCTTTGTTCTTGGGCATTCGCTTTCGTGATGCTGATGCTGCAAAGTTGGCTAAGTCGTCTGATGTTAGCATCTTTGTGCCGGGATCATTCAAAGATGGGAAAGGCCGCACGTGGTTCAAACCCATCCGACATGTCGCGCTAACGAACTACCCAGTGATTCCTGGCCTCGAACCCTTTAAGCCTATCGTCGCGTCACTTGTGGAGAAGAAGATTATGTCACTTAGCTCTCTTGCTGAAAAGCTGTCGATTCCTGTCGCTGACAAGGAAGAGGCGGAGCTTGAAGCTGCGATCGTTTCGGCGTTCAGCGATCTGACGCGCCAGGTTGAAGACTTAACGAAGAAGGTCACTGAGCTCGAAGGCGGCGAAGTCGATCCTGAAGACGAAGAAGAAGAAGAGGCGCCCGTCGCCGCTTCGCTCGTCAACCTCATGCGCGACAACCGCACGATGAAAATCGATGCGCTCGTCGGTGAAGGTCGTATCACACCTGCTGTCGCCGCCGCGGCGAAGAAGAAGTTCACCGGCGACGTGTCGCTGAAACTCTCACTTGCAGGTAAGGCCGATGACGGCTTTGACGGGTGGCATGAACTCGCGAAAGCGAACGAACCTGTCATCAGTCTCAAAGGCAAGACGGGCGCGCAAGCGTTGCGCTTGTCGCACGGCAATGACAGTGGCGACTCTGCCACGAACAATGGTCTCATTCGCGATGCAGAGCGTCGCGCGGCGGAAGCAGCCAAACGCCGCTAAGGTTCCTAGGCAGACCTTTGTGTTTCATTCCACTGGTGGAGACTATTGAAGATGACTCTGTACGAAAAGCCGGTCACCATCGGTGACTTGTTGAAGTCCGAAGAAAACGCAATGCTCTCTCGCGAGAGCGTCACGATTACCAATAATACGGGTGCTGAAATCGCCCTTGTCGTTGGTCATCCGCTTGATCTCGCGGGCACGCTTGATGCGCGCACTGCGGTTCCGGTCATCGCGGCGAACATCGCAAACACTGACGCGATCTTGCTGGAGCATGCGGTGCTCGCTGATGGTGAGTCGCGCAAACTGCCCGCGCTTGTTCGCGGTCCGGCTGCGATCAATCGTGATGTGTTGCCAGAGAACGATTACGACGGCGACCCGATCACGTTGGCGAACTACATCACTCGCATTCAAGCGATTGGTATCGTCGTTCGCGTCGAGCCGTCAATCCAAGCTGAGCAAACGACCTAGGCAGGCCGTTCCACTCATAAGCAGTACTTTTAGGAGATACGACCGTGGTACTTGATGTTTTCAATGAGGAGGCGTTCAGCTTTGTGTCGCTGACCGCCGCCATCAACAAGTTGCCTTACGTGCCTGGGCGACTTGGGTCAATGGGTTTGTTCCGCCAGCAAGGCGTGTCGACAACTACGGTCGCCATCGAAGAGCAGGACGGGAAACTGCAATTGATTCCAACGGCCGCGCGCGGCACGATGCCTACGGTGCAAAGCCAGCCGAAGCGCAAGGTGCGGTCGTTCATCGTTCCTCACATCCCGTTGAATGATGCGGTCTTGGCTGACGAAGTCCAGAACGTTCGCGCCTTCGGGTCAGAGGATTCTGTTGAAGCCGTGCAGACTCGCGTGAATGACAAGATGGAGATGATGAAACAGTCGCACGAGCTTACGCTCGAGTGGCATCGCATCGGCGCGCTCAAGGGTGAGATCCTTGATGCGGACGGCTCGTCTGTCATCTACAACTTGTTTGACGAATTCGGCATCACGCAAGAAGTCGTCGAGTTCGATCTTGTGAACGACGACATCAAGCTTAAAGCGCTTGAAGTCATTCGCTTGCTCGAAGACATCTTGGGCCTCACCACTTATCGTGATCTGATGGCGGTCTGCGGCGACAACTTCTTCGATTCGTTGATCCAGAACGCCTCTGTCATTGAAGGTCTCACTGGTGTGAACCTCGCTGACAAGTCGTTCTTGAATCAACAGCAAGAACGCGTTCGCGGAATCGAGTTCGGCGACATCACGTGGTGGAACTACCGCGGCAAGTTGGGCTCAACGTATTTCGTTGACCCCGACCAATGTCACTTCGTTCCCGTGGGCATTCCCGACTTCTTGTGGACGTACTTTGCGCCGGCGCCTTTCACGGAGTCAGTCAACACGATTGGCAAGCCGTATTACGCCAAGCAAGAACGCATGAAGTGGGACCTGGGTGTTGAGTTGCACACTAATCAAAACCCGCTGTGCATTTGCACTCGTCCCAAGGCGTTGATCCTTGGAACGAACACCGGCTCTGCGTCGTCAGCGTCTGCCTAGGCCCGTGTGGCCGTCCCCTGTGTCAAGTTACTCGTGGCTTGGCACAGGGTTTTTATTTTCATGCTCGAAGTCACTGTACAACTTGACTTGCGCAAACTCAAAAAGTTTCGCAATGAACTCGATAAGGGTTCGTCGTCGCCACATATCTTGCGCGTGCTTAAGCAATGGGCCGCGAGGTATCGAGGATTCGTACAGCGTCGCTTCGATAAGTTCAGCAAGGGCGGAGGTAATTGGCCGCCTCTTGCAGAATCAACAAAGCGTGGGCGTCGTAAGGGAACGAATAAGAAAGCGAAAGTTGACTTCGCGATTCTTCGCGACACGGGAACGTTGTTTGCGGCGTTGAATCCGTCGTTTTCTAACGCTCCAGGCGCCATCGAGAAGCCCACTAGCTTTGGTGTCATAGTTGGATATGGCGGTCCGGGCCGGTATGCATCTGGTGGCCGCGCAACAGTTGCAGACATAGCGTCGTTCCACAACGCTGGCGTTGGTCGATTGCCCAAGAGACAGATCATCGTTCCGCCTGATGCTGCGACGACTCAAGGCATGATCAGCGATATGGAACGTGCGTTAGGAAAGATGGCTCGCGATGAGTGATCCCTTCACACTAGCATATGGCGGACTGTGGGACGCGTTAACGACGTCTCCCATATTCGCTACGCTTGTGAAGGATCGTAACTACATTCGCTACGACCACGAAACAACGAGAGACCCGCTCAAGGATCGCGTACTTGATTCTGACTTACCTGAGCTGCAGCTTACGTCAGCCGGCTCACTGCAAGTCAACTTATCGTTCAACTCATGCGGCACAATGATCATGCGGCGTTTCGCGTGGGTGATCTCCACAGGCGACTATCGCTTGCAGGATCGACTGTACCCACTCGAGTTTGCGATCTTGTGCGGCATGCTTAAGGCACAACGAACACTTGGATCAATTCAATGGAACGGCTCATCGTTCATTAAGAACGTGCGTATCATTGATGGAAGCAACGGCATTCTTGATCCTACGCTTAACCGCGGGATCAACGGCTGGACTGCGCTGTGGAACGTCGAACTTGAAATGCATTTCAAGCAATCTGATTTGATTGCACACTTGGAGATATAACGATGGGCACGCATAGTGGCAAGTTCGGCGCAGCGAATGGCATAAGCACGCTTCGCAACTGGGTGATCAACGAACTGTCGCAGCCGAAGCAATTCGCTGCAAGTAACACTCGCGGTGCGCATGGGCGACGCGCCGGCATTAAAGATTGGAACGGAAGCTATGGAGCGTATGGCGGGTCGCCGCTCATTCTCCCTGGTGAAACGTTTTCTTTTGAGGGCTACACAGCGCCTGACGACGACGTCGAAGGTAGCACGGGTGCTGTGTATTCTGGTGACGCGGTTATTGAAAGCGTTGCGATCACGTGGGATTGGCGCGGAAGCAACATCATCTCGCATACCGCGAATTTCTCAGGCGCTGGTCCATTAACCGAAACCACAGACATCATCACTGACATCAGCGATCCTGATGCGCCGCCTATCACAGGCGCGCGTATCGAGTTCGACGGTATCGGTAGTGAAGGCAGCGGTAGCGGCAGTGGCTCAGAGCTGTGCGTTGCGACTGCTACGCTTACACTTTCGGCACCTTCACAAACGTTTGTGAACTCCTGCACGGGTGGATACACTGGGCGTCGCTCCGGCAATCTTGACTGGACGTTGTCCATTGTGATGGATGAGAATCGTCGCTCTGAGATTCCATTCGACATTGGTGATGACATCGCGCTTCGTCTATTCATCGACGCTGATCGCTTCTGGCGGTTGAAGTGGGGTCACGTACGCGACTTCTCCGGGCTCACAGTTGATCGTGAGACAGGCACGATCATCAGTCAAACGTGCAACATCGACATGAACGGATTCTTGGGTGGTGCGATTGGTGAAATCATTTCTCCTGACGCAGTCCAGTGGTGGCCTGCAGTTCCTTAAAGGTCCTAGGCAATGACAACGTATGATAGGGACCGTGCTGAGTTAACGGCAGCAGCACGGCCCTTAAACTTTCCAGATGGCGGCAGCTATCTGATGAGTCCGCCGACTGACAAGGATATCTCTGAGGTTGATCACTGGGTCCAGCAGCGATTCATTGATGTAGGCAATCGCCCAGGTGTCGACTACGGAAAGCTCGTTGCAGAAGCAATGACGCTTAGCTGGATGTCGCCCTTGGGCGCTAAGATGATGGCAACGATTGATGGCTTAGCTTTCATCTGCTACGTCTTATGTCGTCACAATCATCCCGACGTAACGCCTGCTGTGTTCCGTGAACACATTCGCAAGGCGGGTGAGGTAGGCGTGCGCGAAGTGAATGGTGTGTTTGCGAGACTCGTCTCAAACCCCAAGAGCGAGAGCCGGCAGCCAAAGGCGGCGAGAAAGAAAAGCAACTCAACCGCCCCGCGATCTACCGAGCCCTCGCAAAAAGATACGGCTGGACGCCGAACACGATCGCGGAAATGACTCTCGCGCAGCAACTTGCGATGCTGCACGATGATCCCAATGAGACAGCGTATAAAGATACGCTTTACTTCAACACGAAGCGTGAGTATCAAGAGTGGCTGACTCGGCGACAACAGAACTGAGAGGCGATAATAAGCCGCTCAAGGAATCACTCAAGGAAAGCGAAAAGCTTTTCTCTGAGTGGGGCGTCGCTGTTAAGACTGCTGTCGTGCAAGTCGGCTTGCAGGTAGCCACGTCGTTTGCGAGCGCGTTCGCTGGAGCTATTCAAGGTGGCTTAAGCGACGCGATGAGGACGATAAGTATTCAAACGAATCTTGACGCCGCGCTGCTACCTCTAGGCGACGCTGCTGAAGAGGTGGGCGAGAAGATCTCAAAGCTGTCGTCAGAGATTCATGCGCTTACGCAATTCGACGACAAGCAAGCCAACACAGCCGCGACAATGATGGTAGGATTCGATGGCATAGCACAGCACATTGATCGCTTGCTTCCGTTGACTGCCGATCTAGCTCAACGCTTTGGAACAGACATGCCAGCGCAAGCTCAGAGGCTCGCAAAGGCTATTGCTGAGCCGCGAGAAGGCATGAATGCCCTTAAAGAAATGGGCGTGGTGCTTTCTGCGGAACAGAAGAAGCTGATGACGACAATGCTTGATGCCGGTAAGACGGCTGAAGTGCAAGCGTTGCTAATTGGCGAATTAGAAAAACGTTTCGCTGGAGCTGCTGAAGCTGCGGGCGGTGAACTGCCTGCGCGCTTAGCGAATTTGAACAAGGCGTGGGACGACATCAAGGAGACGCTTGCGACTGGCCTCATTCCAGTTATGGAAGACTGGATGCCTCTCGTCGAGACGATTGCGGACTTTCTTAAAGAGGTCTTGCTGCCTGCGATCACTGACGTCACTGATGAGTTCAACTTGATGAGCGACGCTGTGGATGACAACAGCGCAGCGATGAAGCGACTCGAAGAAGAGAATCAAGTTCAGTGGTTCACGTCGCTTAAAGAAGGGTGGAACAATTTCTGGGGCTACTTGAAGTTAGGCTGGACTGATATCTTCAACGATATCGCTGATGGCATCGTAGAGAACATCACTGTTCCATTATACGAAGCGCTTGAGCAAGTAGGCTTGATGTCAGAGGCTACGTCTGATAAGTTAATCAATACCGCGCGTAGCAACATCAAAGAGATGAAGCGTCAAGCAGACGAGCTACGCGAGTCGCTGCAAAAGTCGTACGACGCAACCGCTGATGATAGGCGCGAGGTAATCGAAGAGCGGCGCGCACGGCGAGAACGCGTCCGTCAGCCTGCAGAGAGTATGGCTGACGAGTCAGCGGGCAAGCCTATCTCGTTGCGCGATCGCCAGCAAGAGAACATTATGATGGGTGTTCTTGCAGCGCCTGAAGAAGCAGTAAAGGTTGAAGTCGAGTTGCCTGAGAAATTCACGGGCGGCATTGAAGGGTTGCTTGATCTTAATCGTCGTATCTCTGGCGCTGCTGGCGGTATGAGTGATGGTGAGCGCGCAGCGAAAGCAATCAAAGAAGCAAATGCTGCAGCGGCCGAATTAGCTAAGCGCGGCAATGAATTCCTTGAGGGCGTCAAGGTTGCAGCACAAGCTACTGTGGATCGCCTAGACAAAGTAATTGAAGGATTGCCTTTCGTGGGCGCATTGCGATAATGACAACGTACGCAACAACAGTGGTGTGTGAAGAACACGGCTCGCCTAGCGAATCGTTGACGCGTGATGCCATCACAGCATCAGTAGTGCTGCGCTGCAATTGGTCTGATCGCTGGGCGCTGATGGCTGAGCTGATAGGCGGTCGAGCTGCGTGGCCTTATGCGACGGGATTCGGCGCAGCGACGCCTCGCGCGCAGAGTGCGTCAGCGCGACCGTTTCCGTCTAAGGGCGTTACAGATGGGCAAGCCATTGTGTATGCCGACGCGCTCGTCACAGTGAACTACACAACTGCTGAAGAAGAGGACTTAGTCGCTGAGTCGCTTGAGACGAATGTTGAGTTTCAACAACTCGACTTTCGACGCTTTCGTTGGGGTAACGCTGCGGGCGATCCACTCATCGAGGCTGAGGCGCCCGGGCGACAGCTATTTAGCATGGTGCTTGCGCGAACGCTCTTCAAGGTAGAGCCGCCTTTGCCTGCGTCGCTCTTAACGCTTCCTGGGAAAAGCAATAGCGCTGCGTATGTAAGCGCGTTGCTGGGGCTCACGTTCCCTATTGAGACACTCATCTTCGGTCCACCTTCGATGAGTCGCACCATCTCAACTGCGGGCAACTTTGCGTTCGACGTTTCACTGATGTTCCCGTACAAGCCAGAAGGTTGGAATAAGTTCTGGCGTGCAGAGACTGAGTCGTACGAAGAGATGTGGAACATGGATGGCGCTGCTGTGTACAAGAATTATCCACCCGATGACTTCTCTGCATTCTTATTCTAATGTTGCCCATTGAATTACTTAAAGAGAAGAAGCGTGGAGAGTTCCTGACTCATGAGGAGGTGAATGCCCTCATCCGGAATGCGCAGTCGAAAGCGCGATTCAATAATGGATACTCGAGCACTGACCTCACAGCGATCTCTGAGAAGATCAAGACATCACCGCGATATATTCATGTGTCGTGTAACGAAGAGATTCCACCATATTCTGTGTTCGGTATCACCACCGGCAGCGGCGATACCTCACCATACAACATCAATGCTAGTCGCATTGGAGATAGTTACAACGGATCGCCATTAGCGCTGTTTACGAACGACTCACTTGCAGTAGAGGTGGGATCGAAAGGATTCGCTCGTCCCATTGGATTGTGGGACCCAGTGAAACTGCAAGGCGCTGGTGTTACTGGGATGCCGTGCGGGCCGTGGAATTCATTCAGCGTAACGAGCAACAGATTCGGGTTGACTTGCGTTGGGCAATCAGAGAGCGGTTACATATGGGCGATCAAAGGTGTTGAGCCACACGCCATTGTTGGTGTGACTGTGGGCGGCATCTCGCCACGAGTGAATAACGTGCCGGGCTCAGGCCTTGTGCGAGTTATGTACCGCGATGATGGTGGCACGCTTCGCGCGGCGCCTAAGCCGGGAGCGGGCGGTTCATGGCTCACGCTTGTGTACAACATTTGCGACGAAGAGATACTGTCAGGCGTAATCGTCAAGTCAGAGCAAGTCTTAGGCGTTGGGTATGTTGTGGAGATGCCGTGCGCTCCACTGTCATCATCAAGTAGCTCGTCGCCATCATCGTCAAGCAGTAGTCCGCCATCGTCAAGCAGTTCCTCACCGCCCAGCAGCAGTTCGTCGCCTCCAAGTATTTCTTCTTCATCGTCTATTGACTGCCTTGATACAATTGAAGGTAGGCCAATAGCTGACATCCCTGTTGCTGATGTCGCAAACGTTGTGTACTTATTTGGAGAAGACTCAAATGGCTGCATTGTTAAAGTCCCGCTTAGCGAGTGCAATTTACCTGGTAGCGCTAGTAGTTCTTAGTGGGTGTTCGCAGATGCCCTTACAAATCTGGCATGATGGGCGTGGTGTTCTTCGCGATGACGTGGGCGTCATCAAGTGCGATGTGTGTCCGTGTGTGCCTGTGGAAGGATGCGTGCTCTTTCACGATGCGACAGGCGTCGCTGATGTGACCATTGATGGACGCACAGTGGTAGCGGCGGGCGCCGCGTTTCTTGAGTGCTCGCCGGCACTTGACCTGCAAGATGATTTTGATCCACGCCCAGTGTTTGACGTTGTCGCTGGTGACATGGTGTATCGCACGGATATATCACCGGCGAATTGGTACGAAGGCGATGGAACTGCGAAGTTCAACCTAGGTCACAGCAATGGCACGTTCATCATGTCATCGTTCATCGGTGACAGCATTGGTGATTCGGTTTCGATATTCGCACCAGGAAACATTGAAGCACGATGGACAATTACATCGCGCGTCGCAGGCGTCCTATCAATAGTCACGCTGACGATTCATGTTGATGGGTCGCTCGTATACACATCAGACGTTGACTCGGGCGTGGGCGCTGATCAAGGCGTCTTCATTGGGCAGCTTGTGTTAACTGACACAGAGCTGCGAGTCACCAAAGATCAGAACACAGGCGTCGCGCATTGCATGACGCGTCCATCAGGCAGTGACACCGTGTGGGGAATCGGCGCATCAGCAAACAATAGCTCAGGCAGCTTGCGTCATGGCCCAAGTAGAATCAACTTCTACTGTGATGAAGTCGACGCAAGTTGCTTGTGGGAAGAGTGCGATGAGTAAAGCTTCGCGGTTCCTTAAGTCAGTGATGTATTGGTCAGCATCAGGATTCAAGCGGCGTATGCGTAAAAACATACGCCGTATCTTTCACGAGATATGTAAGCCGTGCGAACACTTCACGAGCGTATCCGAAAACGAAGGCGTGTGCAATGAATGCGGGTGCAACCTTGCAGATGATCGCCGCACGCTGAATAAGTTGACGTTCGCTACTGAGGCTTGCCCCATAGGAAAGTTTCGCGCCACAGCAAAGAAAGGCAGATGTGGTACATGTTCGAAAAAGTAGTATGCGTGTCGCTCTCCCGCACGCCTGATCGCTGGACTCGTTTCATCGACAACTTGCCAAGCGATTGGCCATTCGCGCAACCCGAGCGCTATGATGCTATTGATGGCAAGAAGTGCAAGCATCCCACGTGGTGGCGCATGGGTGGCGGCGCGTGGGGTTGTTATCGCTCGCATCTTAACATCATTGAGCAATGCTTGATGGATGGCACTAAGAGCGTTCTCTTAATGGAGGACGACGCGCTGTGTGTTCCCGAATTCACGCAGCGTGTGAACGCGTTCATGGCTGCTGTGCCGCAAGATTGGGAGATCTTGTACTTGGGTGGTCAGCACTTGTGCCAAGGGAAGCAGAAGCCTGTCCCACTGAACGATCTCGTTGTGAAACCTTACAACGTGAATCGTACTCACGCGTGGGCACTAAGAGGAAAGGGTTTGCAGGAAGTCTATCGTCATCTTAACGACACGAAGGTGTGGCGTCATGCGAATCATATTGATCATCACATGGGCCATCTTATCATGTCGGGTAAGATGAAAGCGTATGCGCCGACGCACTGGCTCATTGGACAAAACGAAGGGCATTCCACTGTCTCACAAAAGATTGTGCCACAGCGGTTCTGGAATGGGAAGGACGTGGTCATTCCTGAAGACCGCGAAGTGAGTGCGACAGGTCGCGACTATGTGATCATCGTTGGGTTACATCGCAGCGGGAGTTCGCTTCTTGCGAATGTGTTGCGAAAACTTGGTGTGTACATGGGCGACAAGTTCGGCGGATGCGAAAGCGACGGAGGTGGCGAGGCAATTGAGATCTTACGCATATGTGAGCGCGCGATGCCATTTCCTCAGATGCGCTTGCGTATGACGCCTCACAACATAAAATCGCAATTCGCTACGTTTGTGAAAAAGCAGTGGGACACAACAGAATCGCTGTGTGGCGCGAAGTATCCTCACTTCTGCGTTTTCGCCCCATACTTCACGGAAATCTGCAAAGCACGCTTACACGTGATTCACGCGCAGCGTTCGCTGGAACACTCGATCGCTTCGTTGGTGAAACGTTCGGGTAAACGCCACGATCATCAAAAACTCGAGAATCTACAGGGATTCTTATGGCAGGAGAAGAATCGTTTCTTGAAGACGACGCCTCACTTGACTGTTCAATATGATGAGATGATCGATGATCCCGCTGCGCCGATGCGAGCCATCGTCGAACACTTGAAACTTGAAGTCAGTGATGCACAGATAAAAGCTGCGCTTAACTACGTGCAACCGCACAAGCGACATTTTTCTTCAAAATAATTCTTTAATAGATATTGACATCAGTACGCGATATCGTTATAATGGAATTCGCGGCGGACGTCCTGCCGAACCATACTGCATAATGAGGTGATGAAATGAAAGCTCTTACACACGCCACAGCGAAACTCTTCACGCCACTTCGCTTTGACAAAGCAGACAAATTGCACATCGCGCTCGACAAAGATGGCGAGCGATTTGTGTGCACTGCCTACCGCGTGAATCCTTACGACAATCGTCGCGTGTCGCCTTCGCTGCACATGCAACGAACTCTCTGGGCGCGCTTTCCCGAGCGCAAAGAACTCGACGGTGATTGCCGCTGGGAATTGCCCTGCACTGATATCACCGCTAATATAATCGACGGCGTTGTGCCGCGCGAGTTGATCGACTTCGAGTCGGACGCGAAGATCGTCTACGACTACTTGCTGGTGTCATTCGTTCAGCAAGGTCGTAACGCTGACAACTTCGCCAAGTTCAAGAATCTGCTTCATCTTAGCCGTGAGCAAGAAATTTACGGGATGCATGAAGCGACGATCATCGAAGCGTCGGGTCATGCGGGTGAGGAAGTTCCTGATGTGTCAGGACTTCGCTTGCATCCCGATCCTGACCTTCGCTTGGCGTTCTATCAACAGGTTGCAGCGAAGAACGCGCTTGACAGCGAGGCCTATGCGTTGTTCATGGAGCAAGGCACGGGCAAGACGCCTGTGGTCATCAGCGTAATCGACAATGATCAACCGCGCGTGAAGGCGAAAGAGAATCGCGCTCATCGCTCGCTAATCGTTTGTCCAAACAATGTGCGCTTGAACTGGTCGTCAGAGTTTGAGAAGTTCTCGCTGACGAAAGGCAAAGTGACAATCTTGCGTGGTGGCGAGATCGAACGGATCAAGCAATTGATCGACGCGCTCACTGCACAAGATGAACGCATCACCATTGTCATTGGCTACGAGATGATGGTTCGCATGTGGAAGGTTCTGAAAGCGATTCGCTGGGACGTTGCCGTTCTTGACGAAGGTCACTACATCAAGTGGCCAGAGACACAGCGCGCCAAGCACGCTTTCTTGTTGCGTGAACTCGCTGACAAGCGGATGCTGCTCACAGGCACACCGATTGCCAACACGCCACTTGACACTTATGCTCAGTTTGAGTTCTTGGGCAAAGGGTTCAGTGGATTCATGTCGTGGAAAAACTTCCGTTCTTTCTATGGTGTGTTCGAGAAGAATCAAGAAGGACGTCAAGCTCTTGTGGCCTTGCAGAATCTACCATTCATGCAAGAACGACTTGCGCGTCTTAGCTTCATCGTTGAGAAGAAGGACGTGTTGCCTGACCTGCCAGATAAAGTATACGACGTCATCGAAGTTGAGATGACGAAGGAACAAGAGGAAGTGTACGAAGCGTTAAGCAAGTACCTCGCCGCAGAGATCAAGTCCGATCTTGATGGTGCAGCGAACAAGACGATCGCTGTCAACAACATCCTCACTAAGTTGCTTCGTCTTGCGCAGATCACGTCGGGATTTTACAAATGGAATCCAACGTACAACGAAGAAGGCGAAGTTGTCGCTGAAGGTGGTGTGGATCGTTTCGATCCTAACCCGAAGATCGAAGCGCTCATTGAGATCTTGAAGGAAAAGGGACCCAACGACAAGACAATCGTTTGGGCGAATTGGATTCAAGACATCAAGTCGATCCGTGCTCGCCTTGAGCAAGAAGGAATCGGATGCGTTACGTTCTATGGTGGCACGAAAGAAGACGATCGCGCTATCGCTGAATATGAGTTCAATCACAACGCAGACATCAAGGTGTTTGTTGGCAATCCAGCTGCAGGCGGAACGGGGCTGAACCTGCTTGGCTACCCGCCAGGCGAGGGCGATGACTATCCGTCCAATTGCAATCACGTGATCTATTACTCACAGGATTGGTCGTCCATCAAGCGAAGTCAGTCAGAAGACCGCGCGCATCGTCGTGGCACACGCGAGCCAGTTCGCATTACTGACTTGTGCATCCCACGAACGATCGACGAAGAGATCCGCGCCCGCGTATTGAAGAAGCGGATCAACGCCGCGTCCATTGCGGACGTCCGCGAAATTCTGCGTAACGTGTTGAGAGGATTCATTGATGAGTAAGCCTCGATGCTTTCTGATCGAGCCATGCACAAACGTGAATACGGCCCCTGCATCAAAGCACGGGCCTGTTCTTGTGCTATTCCCTCGCGGGAGCAGGCGTGCGAGTATCTGGTCAGATGAATTCCGTCAAGAGATCCTTGCAGCACTAGACGCACACGCGTATGATCCTGCAAACGATCACATAGTCATAGCGGGTCACATGATCCCTGTGACGATAATGATTGGCACGCTGGTGCAACGCTTTGGTGAGATCAGCGTATTGTTTTACGACGCCCCATCCCGCGACTATGTCGCATACTCCATGAAGGACATTGCATATGGCCAGGAACATGCATCCGGAAATCGCAAGGCTGTATAAGACAGCCAAGAAGTTACACGAGGAGATTTACAAGCTAGTCTCCGCGCTGAAAGCGGACGTCAATTCGACAGCCAATCTCGAAGAATTGGCGAACCGCACGTATGGCCTCCGTGAGATCATTAAGTACACAGAGGACATTCACAACGAAGTCAAGAAGACGCACGACGTCTATCAAAAGATCACTGCATTGCTTTACGTGCAAGCAGGCGAGGGCGGCCCCATTCGAACTGAGTATGCGACGTGCACACCCAAGGTTCGATTGATCGCTGTGATCCCAAAGAAGAGGCGTGACCCTGAGAAGTACAACGCACTGATGCGCTTCTTGAATGTTCCACCTGAACTCTATGCGGGTGACGAAGAGTTTGAGATCGTTCGTCCGCATTGGCCGGGGCTCGTTGCCCACCTTTCGGAATTGATGTCACAAGGCCAACCTCTGCCTCCTGGCATTGATCCGGAATCGACTTACCCAGAGTACACTTGCGTCACACGTGGGAAGAAGGAGCCCGACGAACAAGTCGCAAGCTAAGGAGGATTCATTTCATCAACGTAAGGACAATCGAACGATGGCTAAGAAATCGCAAGAGCAAGAGATGATCGAACAACCGCCTGCGAGCGCGTTGAGCGTTCCAGAGTATTTGCGCAAGGCGCCTGATGAACTGCAAGGCGTTGATAACCTCAACGAGTTCATCGTGCCGCCGCGCATCAAGGTTGTTCAGAAGCAGTCGAACAACGAGTTGCTTTCGCAATTCGATCCTGGGTGCGTCATCAGCATGCCACAGCGCGTGCTCGTTGCCGACATGCAGAAGAATGCACAAGGCCGTTCCGCCGGCGTGGGCGTTCCATTCCACTTCGTTCCCATCTTCTTCTTCCCTGAATGGTGCACGTGGAATCCACGGGGCATCGATGGTATCCCGATGATTCGCGATCGTACGCTTGATCGCGACAACCCTCTCGTCGCTAAGGCGCGCACGAAAGAGTTGCGTATCGAACCATACCCAGAAAAGCCGATGGATGATCAAGGTCGGCCTATCATCATTCGCCACGTGGAACATCTGAACTTCGTGGTGATGATCATTGGTGAGAACCAGCTTGCAGGAATTCCCATGGTGATGTCGTTCTCACGTGGTGAGCATCGCGCAGGGAGTAACTTCGCAAGCCTCATCAAGTTACGCAAGGCTGATATCTTCGGCTGTGTGTTCGAAGGGATGGTGCATGAACGCACGAATAACGACGGCGAGTGGTTCGGCGTTGACGTAACCAATCCGTCTGCCGACAGCGGTGTCGCGCCGTGGACGCCTCCTGATCTTTATGAGTCACTTAAGCCGATTCATGAAGAATACAAGGACGCGTATCACAAGCAGCTCATTCGCGTTGATCACGATGATGAAGCTGACGTTGAGGTCTCCTCAACGAAAGAGTTCTAGTCTAGCTTAAGCTAGCCGGCCCTTACGCATGAGCGCGTCTTGGGCCGGCGCTTTTCTTTTACTCCCTCCCACACTGCACTCGGATATGATCAACGTTTTGGCGGAGCTTGAACGTCTGGGCATTGCCTACGAGTGGGCGGGCGAAGACGAGGTGAGATGTCTATGTCCCTTTCATGAGGACAAGCATCCGTCCTGCAATGTGAATGTCGAGAAGCGACTGTTCAATTGTAAGGTCCCACAATGCGAGGCGAGCGGCGACTTCATATCATTCATGGCTCGCTACTTAGAGCAGCCACGCAACTTAGTCTACTTAGAGCTCGCCCAGCGATACAATCTTGATCTCTCTAAGACGATCAATACTGACGTCATTGAGCGCTATCACCAAGCGATCTGGCATGCGAAGCCATTGCTTAAGCAGTTGTATGCTCGTGGCATTGATGATGAATTGATTCGACAATATCGCCTTGGTGAAAAGGGCGGCCGCATCACGATTCCTATTCCCAATGAGAATGGGTTCATCGTTAACATACGCTTGTATCTTCCAGGCGCGCCTGGCCCTGAGAAGATGAAGAACACAAAGGGTCATAGCAAGCCTCGTCTCTTCCCTATAGAGCAGCTTAAGTATGATCGCTTAGTGTTTACTGGCGGCGAGATGAAAGCCATCGCCGCGGCTAAGCAATTGAACGCATACGGCATCGGTGCGGTGTGTATCACAGCCGGCGAAGGCGCGTGGGTCCCTGAACTCTTGCAGCGATTCATGGGTAAAGAAGTCTACACGATCATGGACATTGACGCAGGCGGTCGCTCAGCAGCGGCTAAGATCTGCTCATTACTCTATCGCACAGTCACATTCTTAAGTGATGTGGTGCTGCCACTTGATGAGGACCGTTATCCTAAGGGAGACATCAACGATTTCATTGGGCAAGAGAAAGGCGACTTACACCCGCTTATTGAATCAGCAGTCGAGTGGACACCTGCAAGTCGAGTCATAACAAGCGACGACACTGAGCCAGAAGACACTGACTTGATGTCCGCCACAAACGCAAAGATGGCGGGGCGTCGCGTCAGGCTTAAAGCAGTCGTCACTGCGATTGGTGAAGCGCCTTACGTGATCCCACGTAGCGTTGAAGTCTTATGCGAGAAGGATCAGAAGGAATGCGCGATCTGCCCTGTGATGCTTGTGGGCAAGAGTGAGTGGACGATTCACCCTGAGTCGCCGGCGCTTCTTAACATGTATGCTGCTCATCAGAATGCGCAACGCGAAGCGATCATGCTGGGCTTAGGTATTCCGCATACGTGTAAGACGTGCATGTTCAACGTGCAAGACTATTACAACGCTGAAGAGACGCGCATCAGCCCACAGCTTGACATTGTGAATCGCGCAAGCGATCGTGCGATGCAGCCAGCGATTTGTATTGGTGAAGGCATTGACTTGAATGAGAGCTATGATCTCGTTGGTCGAATGCATCCTCATCCAAAGACGCAACAGTCGACTCTCCTAATCAGTAATTACAATACGACCAAGGATGCGCTGTCAACATATGTTCCAACCGACCTAGACTCGCTTGAAATGTTCAGGCCAGATCAATGGACTATAGAATCACTACAAGTTCGCTTGGATGCATTATACGACGATTTAGAGACCAATATAACACGTATATTCAAACGTCGGGATACGCATCTAGTTGTCGACTTAACATTGTATTCACCACTGCTTATAACGTTCGATTCGCCCAAGCCAATTAAGGGATGGGTGGAGTCGCTCATCGTAGGCGACAGCGGGCAAGGCAAGTCAGCTGTGGCGTGTGGAAGCGACGGCGCGAGTGGTCTTATGGGCCACTATGGCCTGGGCG